ATAATAGTTCCATCTGGTGTTTTAATTTTTTTTACTACTGACATTACTTTTATTATTTATTTTATTCATTTGACGTGCTGTTTTCTTTTCTTGTTTAGCATCTTTAGCACGTTGTTTAATTCGTTTTTCAGCGCCTGATTTGTAAGTTATATTAACTTCAATAGGTCCACGTGGAAATTTCTTTAAATCATATTTCCATATTTCAACCATATCGTCATCTTCAAAACGACGTTCATACTTAGTTGGTGCTGGTTCTTGTTCTATTTCTTTTGGTCGTCCGCGTCTTTCTATCATAACCTTTTTGTTTAAAGGTACGACCTTATTTTTACTACTCCAAATATTATTGAGTTAATTCTACAAGATGGTTATGTTGAATTAATTTTTCGGCAACATAAATACCATGAGCACCTGATACTGTAATACCACGAGCTGATAAAGCATCACCTACGAAATACACATTAGGGTATTCTGTTAAGGATAAATTATGATAATTAACTAATGGTTCAGGGCTAAGATATTTTACCTCAGGAATGTACATACCCCAATCATCACCAAAGTTAAATACATTATTCATATCATTAATAAAGTTTTCGATATGTTCAAAGTAACCACCAAATGCTTTTCTAACTTGATCTAAACCAGAAAATAATTCAATACAAGTAACTACATTACCTTCAGATGTATTAGATGGTTTTCTAGTTTGGTTTGGTGAATAATATAACCCTGCTCTAAAATTAAAATTACTAATTCCATCATTTTCAAACCTAGGAATTGTACCACTAAAATTACATTTATCAACTACATTTCTACTCCAAGCAAACGGGTCTTCAATACCCTTAATTTCCATCAATATACCAAAATTGGTCATATTGTTTCTAAATTCTTCACCTTTCTTAGCGTGACCATTATAACTTACATCCCCATAAGTCTCTTCCACAGCAACATAAGCTGCATTGTTATTAGTACAGAATGAACGTAAAGATACATTATCGAATTTTTGGTATAATTTAAAATCATAACTAACATCAATTAGTTTTTGAAAATATTTTTGTGGTGCTTCAAATCGAACACCAATTTGTACTGATTTAGGTTCATTAGGTAATTTATAATCATCAGCTAATTTTTGAGCAAAATCAATACCTGATTTGCCTACTGCGAATATTAATTCATCATAGTGGGTAAAGCGAGCATCAAAATGATGAAGTCCATCTTTAGTTAAAGTATGACTATGTACTACTTTGTATTCAAAATCAATTCTATCAACTTGTTCTAACCAGTTAAATCTAACACCTTTATCTAACAAATATTGATACCATGTTTTAGCAATCTCATGTAAGAAATTAGATCCAATGTGCCATACAGGGAACATTCTCAAACCAAAATATGGTTTAATAAATTCTGGTTCTTCCTGAGGATCAGACATGAATATTTCGTCTGGTTTAGGGTGGAAACGAGTAAAGTTATCTACTACTTGTTTCATCAACTCCATTGCTTTTTCTTCACCACAATATTTGGCTAATTGACCACCAATAGCAGTATGGTAAGTTAATTTACCATCACTCCAACCACCAGCACCTAACATACCAGTCATTACTTCTTCAGGTAAACGATTATGTGGGTCGTTTCCTTTATCTATAATGGTTATCAATTCACCAGGATAGCCATTATCAACTAACTTTGTAGCAGCGTTGATTCCTGCAACACCTGCACCTACGATTACTATTTTTTTATTCATATTTGTAAAGATAATTAAATTTTTTTGATTTACCAAAAAGAGAGTGGCACACCTTTTGGGTGCGCCACAGCTGCATAATATTATTCGATGCGACAGGCTATGAATCTGTCTATATGTTTAATTAAAAAGGATTGTTATCTTCATATGCTTTTTTAACTATATTTTTAAAAAGTTGATATTCCTGTCTTGCACTCCCAAAAAAGGAATCAATTTTTGCTTTTGCATTTTTAATTACTTGATTAGCAAAAGCTCTCTGCCATGGTTCATCAGCGTTATTAGCTATATCTAAAAGATCTTGATCTTCATCAAATCCTAACTCTAATTCATTATTAGCATCATCCCAATATTGAGCATGTTCATATCCTCCTCGAGTTCTATCAGGACTAAAATAATCAATATCTTGTTCTTCTTTTAATGTGGATTCTGGGTTTAAGTAAAAGAATACATTATCTTTATTAAATGCTTTCACCTCTCCTGATGGGTGTAGTTTTTTAAGTTCATTAGCTATTTCCATAGCTTTTGGATTTTGATATCCCATAGTAATTCCTCTTAAAAACCATTTACTTCCACCATTAGTTTGCTTTAAATAATTATTTATTTCTTTTATTTTAGTTAAAGCGTCTTTAGCTGCAGTTAAAGAGTCGTCTGATGGTTTTTTAAGTGTTAAAATATGTTGACTTGAATTAGTACCATACTTTCCATTTTCTGTAAATTTAGATAATACTTTCATGTCTATTGTGGCAGCAGGAACATCCAAATCTAATTCATTTTCAACTAAAATTCCCGCTAACTTTTGCATTCTGCGGATTTCATTAAGTTGCTGTTTCATTATTTTAATTTATTTAAAATTTCTAAATTACTTTTTACTAGAGCTAATTTTTTAACTCCTGATTTTTTAGACCTCATTGGTCTTGGTTTTTTTGCTTTTGTTCCCATGTTATATATTTTGTGCTGTTTTTCTTGTTGCTTCTGGATAAATACCCATTCTACAACTTTTAACGCCTAAATCATTTCTTCCTCTACGGAACGTTGCCATAAGATATGCTGTATAGCCTTCTCCGGGAACAGTACCATTATACACATTGTGATTACTCTTTAATTCGTATGTGTTACCTGATGATTTTTCTAAATATAAAGGTCCTTGACATACTACTTGAACATTATTCTCATTAAAAGCACCACCATATCCTTTACCATAAATTGATTTACGGATAAGTTCTTCGTCTTTTACTTTTCTTTTAAATCCACCACCTTGAGGCATTACACCACCTGGTGATTTTTTTAGTACTGCTTTAGCAAATGATTTAACTTCAGGATTGTCAGCATATGCTGTAACACCCCCATATTGTTGGAAATCTTTTGCTGAGTCTCCATCTTTATGTGATATAAAAATTACAGGAGTACCTTTAGAGTTAGTTAAAGCTAAGTCAGCTTTAGGTGTACCTTGTACTTTATACCCGTCTGTAATGTCTTTATATACTTTTCCTCCTACTTTGATATTAGCTGAACCTAATTCTTTTAGTTGTTTTAATAAACCAGCTAATGCTTCTAATTCAATATGAACTGTAGCATCACCTTGTTGTTCAACAGGTTTAACTAATAAAACAGTACCATCATCCGCTATAAGTTTTGTAGAAATTTCTTTATCTTGTTTGTAACCAAGATTTTTAGCAATTTTATCAGCTACTACTTTTCTTTCTTTACCTGGTACTAATAATTTAACTTGTTTACCAGATATTTTTTTAAAATCTTTTTCTTTATATCCTAAAGGTTCTAAATCCTGTTGGATTTGTTCAGGAGTTTCTCTAAGTATTAACTTAATCTTTTTTTTTATAGATTCTGTTACTGGTTCCTCTTCTGCGGGTGCTTCTTCTTCTGCTGGTGCTTCTTCTTCACCACCTTCATCACTAGTAGGTGCTTCTGAACTTGTTTCAGCGTCTGGACCTTGTGATCCTGGAGGTCTACCTAATTGTAATAAATTAGCAATTGCTAACACTGCACTTTCTTCTTCGTTTAAATTAAGTAAGTAATATGTTTTTCCTACTACTTTAGCAATATATGATTTTGGTCCATATATTAAAAAAAACATTTGTCCGTTATGTAACAAAACTTTAAACGTTGTTGGTTTAGGAGCCACAACAAAAATTCCCGTAACATAATCACGGAAATGATCTGTAAGTAAATCTTGCAACGTACCCTCTAATGAAGGATACTTATTTAAAATATATTCCATTGGGTTAGACTCAAACGAAATAACTTCTTCGGCTTGTTCATGAACAAAATCCGATGCTTCGTTACTTACGATTCCGCGTAACTTTTGGACACTTTCTTTTGATAATTTAAATTTCATTATCTTAATTGATCAATTGATGTAATAGTTCTTGAAAAATGTTCTTGACCAGGTCTGCCTTTAGGAGCATATTGGTTAAATATTTTTATTGCTTTGTCTGACCCAATAAATTTAGCTAAATCATATAATTTACGATTTAATGCTTTTCCTTTATCATATACTCTATCATCATCACTCATTTCAAAATACCAATCATAATGTTTCATAAGTTGGTTAAATTCATCTTCTGCAGACATTTCATCTTCTGTTATAGTGTTGTCATTTCTAACATCATTATCTTCATGAAAATTAGTATTTGCCTGGTTAATATAATTTTGTGCTTGTGAAATATGATCTTGAATCCATCCGGGGATATTTCTTTCTTCTCCACCTAACTTCATTTTTAATTGTTGAGCATTCATTATAATATCATCTAACAAATTAATAGCCATTCCAACTTCATGATCTTCATATAATGATTCTTCCATGTATCCTGAACCACCACAAGTTTCACAAATCTTTTTGCTTTCGTATAATGATTCTTCCATATATCCTGTACCGCCACATGTTTCACAAATCTTTTTACCTTCTTTCATATTTTTAGCAATAGCATCTCTTTTTGCTTGAAGATATTTATCTGTTTTATCTGATTTACCATCATTATTAATATCAGAATCTTCTTTTCCTACTGGGTCTAATGCTTCTACATTAATAAAATCATCTTTACCTGGTTTAACACGATTTAAAAGTTCTTCAGCTTTAGCTAAATCACCTATACGAATTAATTTATGAATTTTATCATGAAAAGCATCAGAAATATGTTTATTGATTTTTAATTTATATAAATCACGAGATAAAATATCTTGTTTACCTATTGGATCTTCATTAATTTTTTTAATTCTAATTTTCATGTTATGCTAACTTTAATAAATTTGACATATAATTTTTAACTTCACCACCTTTAACAGCTGATAAAGCTGATTCTAAAGTAGCCATTGAAATTTCTTTTGATTGTAATGCTTTAACAGCACTAACTCCAGAGGCAACACACATTACAGCTACAATAACATGGAATATACCACTTGCTACAGTATGTGCTTTTTTAGGGTCTTTAATAAACTTTTTAACAACTAATTCAATTGGTTTCATATATAAATGATGTAATTCATCAGCTACTCTACCTAATTGTTGGAAGTATTTTTCAGTACCACTTTGGTCAGTTGGTTTTTTACCTAATGTTTTTTGAACTATAGATGTTACTGCTTTACCGGCACGAGCAACTAATCCTAACATAGTAGGAAGTGCAAGTAATAAACTTGCAGATGTTAATACGGCTTCACTTTTTTGTTCTGCAGCATCTTCTAAGGCATCTTCAACGCCTACAGCTAATTTTTTTAACTCTTGACCAATTGCGTCAACGGTAACATCTACTTTTTGTTCTGATTCTACTTCTAATAGTATGTCTTTTAGTTTCATGTTTTATTTTGTTTTACCCCAAGTTTTACCTTTGCCGGGTCTTTTACATTGTGAGGGTGTGGGGCGACATGATGGATACTTAGCACGCTTTTCTCCTTTTTGACGTCCACATGATTTACATTTTGTTTTACCATCTACTTCACGACAAGTATTACAATCTACCCAACCTCCGCCACTTCCGGGTGCACCTTGTCTATCAAACCACTTACGTAAAGTTTCTTTTTCTTGTAAAGCTACTTCATTTTTAATACCTTTCCAAATATTACCTTTACGGCAACGAACAATTGCTCCTGATTTATATGCTGATGGTTTGTCATAGCGTCTGTTTGCTATTCTTTGGCATCTGTCCTCGTTAAGAACTTCACATAATATATCAGCTAGTTTTATCATTCTACGGTATATAAATATATTATGCTAATAAAGCGTAGTATTCTTTAAAATGTTTAATACGATCAGGTAAACCGATTGTACCACCATTAACACGTTTAGTTATCTTAGTAACAGTCAATTCAGAAGCACCTTCATCAGCTATTAAATGTAATTTGTTTTTTGTAAAAAACCAAGCAGCTGATAATAAAGCATATTTGTCAGCAACTAACTGTGGGTTAGAAGCAATATCTTCATTAATTGATTTACCGAATGCTGTATAGTTATCTTTACCAGTTAATTGAATATAGCCGCGACCACAAAACTTAGCTCCGTCACCTGTTGATTCAGGACCATTACCCATTCTGTTACTATATACCAAATTAGCAATTTTTTCTGGTTTTCTTGCATATTCATTTGCTTTTGCTTCGGAAGGAAAATATTTTTTAAATATACCCATTAAACCTTTAGCACTATAGTTTAAGTTTTCTTTAGTTAAACGAAAACCACCACTTTCATGCCCACATTGAGCTAAAAAGTGTGCTAAACGTAATGGATTATCAATATTAAATTTAGTCATCACGTCAGGAATCTGAGAGATAACAGTATCAGGCACGTGGCCTTTTAATTTATTTAAGTCCATACTTTAATTATTTATCGTTATCAAGTTTTAATTGTTCGATTTCGTTCTTTCTATTAATAAATTTATCAACAGAAGCGATACCGAAAGCACCTAAGGTAACTACTAAAAAGCCATCAAAAATAAATTGATTGATTGGCATTTCTTTACCCATTGCACCTGTAACTAGGTCTACAATTAGGGCAATTACCATACAAAAAAATGATAGGAACCCAACTACTGATTTTTCGTTGATGTCGTTGTTGTCTTTAAACAAGTCTTTAATGAAGCTCATAATTTATATATTTTTAAACGCAACTTGCCCGTTCCCTTAATGGTGCGGTGCCATTCATGTTTTGGTATAAATATGGGCTTATTCATGGAGGCAGGCAATTGATTTTCAAGTTGTATTTGCCAATCTGTGTCTCCTATTATTTCAATTAAGCGATCTTCATCATCACGATGCCAAAGAAGTTCAATGGGGTCTATACCCTCATTGAACTCTCTTATAATATACTTGTCTGTGACTTCTAAGTCGATGTATGGTTTACCAGTATCCACTAAATGATGTTTTAAAACCTAATAGTTTTGCATATCTTGGTAATCTACATGACCAATATGATGCTTTTGTTCTATCTTTCTTTTGAGCGCATTTGTGTCGAGCAGCAAATGCTTTTCTTGCTTTAGGATTATTTAATTTTGCACGTAACCCAGTTGTATCACCGAATGATACTTTTTTAATTTTCTTTGTTTTTGGATTTTTAACGTAAACATAGAATTTTTTAGAACCACCACGTTTTGGTTTGCCAATTGGGGGATCTTTTTTCTTTTCTTCTTCAGTTAAAAATTCAGGGTCGCCTAAAAATGGTAAACCCAAATGTATTGTTTTGTTTTCTAAAATTACTGCTTCACCAATACCTGATTCAAGTAATTCAATTTCTTCTGTTGTTAATTTTAGTAATCCTTGTTTATATAATTTTCTTGCTTCGGTAAATAAATCAAAATAAGCTTTTGATTCAGGGCGAAACACGTTTTCAAATAAACTTAAACCATTTTTGATATGGAAAGCTAATGAAGGAGATACTTCATTTAAGTCGCCTTTATATTCCATTTTTTCTTGAACACCTTTAATCAAATCAGAAAAATGATATGATTTAGTAGCGCCATCATCTAATGTAATAGCATAAAAAGGATGTTTAGCTAAAGTTATTGTACCTTCTTTTCCATCGGTAGTTTTTACTTTATCACCTTCGGCAAATTTAACATTTTCTTCTAAAAGACGTTCAATAGATTCTCTAATTAATAACTTTAAGTTTAAAGACATTATTGTAAGTTTTGAAGCTTATAAACAGTTGAATATAATAATTGTACAATCTCATCTATTTGATTTTGAATGTACGTATCTTGAGGAATTGTTGTTCTTTCTGTTTCAACTATAATAGCTAATTCTTGAATAAATAATAAAGCATCTTGAATATTATTAAGATCCTTTACTTCAAAAGCATTTGTATAACCAGTGATTATACCATATTTTCCTTGAGATGATTCAGCTAAACCATCAATTAATTCTAAAAGTTCATCATAGAATTCATTTAACGCTTTGTGAGCGGCATATGAACCTAATCCTTTAACTTGTAAATGATAGATATGTGCTTGTTTTCTTGCTTCAAACAATATTGAAAGAAATGCAGCTAATGGATTCATTATTTTTTAGTTTTTTCTGCTTCGTCTAATTTTTTTACTTCTGTTTCCAATGCACCCTTTAATTTAGCTAACATAGCTTCTTTTACTTTAAGATCATCTAATAATCTTTCAGCATCAGCAAAACGTGCATCACGAGTACCAGGTTCAGTCATAGCTGATTGAATATGATGTTCAATTTCTACTTTAGTATCATCAATTTCTTGTTGAAGTTCAGATACTTTATCTTCACCTAATTTAAGATTTTCTCTCATCTGGTTTCTCATTTCTTTAATTAATGATTCACCAACTTTTTGAGCCTTTTCAGCAGTTTTATACAAACCAAACACATTATCAAAATCTAAACCACGCTTAAACATATTAGCAGCGGTAAATAAATCACCTTCAGCTACTATATTTTCAACAGTTGAATCTTTTGTTGGTTTTTGTACTATAAAGAATGTACCTAATTGATCATCAATATTAAGAGCAGATGTTGTTGGGTCAACGTCACCTTGAAGTGCTTCTTTAATTTCTTTGTGTGCTAATTTTGCTTCGTTTTTATCTGAAGCGTATAATGCGGCTAAGTAGTCTTTAATTGCACCTTTTGTGCATCCTACTTTTTCGCCACGTTTACCGTCTTCTGCTTTTTTGTAAACGCATTTACCGACTGATGTATAGGGCATATTATATATTTTAAATAGAATTATCTCTATATAAATATATGAAAAATATTTAAATTATTTAATTATCTTAATGCTCTTTCGAGTTTATTATTTTCGGCAGTTAAGAATTCAACCTTAACAGTTAAAGCTGCCACTTCTTTAGTAAGTCCTAATACCATAATTCGTAACTCATCTTTTTCGGCTGCTGAACGTTCAAGTAATGCTTCTAGTTTAGATATTCTATCTTTACAGTCATGACGAATAAATTCATCATCACGTTCTTTGCGCATTGATTTTTTTTCATAAAAACGAAAAGCCGCAGCGCTACCTAATACTGTAATAACAGTCATCAAAACAGTGTAAATATTATCGTTCATGGCAATAAATATTCTAAACAGATCGTTTCTTTAATTCTTTAATTTGTTCTTTTAAAGTTTGTACTTCTTCTACACTAACGGCACCACCACCCCAAGATTCAACATCACCAGCTTCATTAACGAATGTGCTTGTTATGCTTGCCCAATCATCAATAGCTTCTAACGTTTCATCCAATAAAGCGTCTTTATTTAAATTCATTATGTTCTTTTGGTATGCTTCAAATTTACCTTCTTGACGTAACTTAGTTTCGTATTCAATTACACAATCAAAACATGTTTTATGGATTGCCCACATCTTTTTATTGTATTCATGTACTTTCATATGACGGCCACAATTAGGACAAGTTAAAGGCATGGTAACCATGCGTTTTAAGTTATCATACTTAGTAACTGTTTGCTTGATACCGTTTTTAATAGTCCAAACTTTACCATCAACTTCCCACACATCACCTTCTTGATGATCTTGGCTTTGTTTTTCATAACCTACCTGAACTTGTGTTCTATCACCAAAGTTTCCGGTAATCAAATCCCTCATACGCTTTACATCGCGTTGAGAGAATTCTCTTTTTAATTGTGATTCACTCATAAACCTAATTCTTTAAGTTGCGAAATAGTGTCGCTGGCACTTGTGTGATGGATACCAATTCCTCCTTTACTTCTCCACATTTCGATATTTGGTTCTAATCTATCATCTATTAATATTTTTCCTTCACCCGAATAGTTTGCTTTTTTATCAGGAAACGCTAAAATCAATTTAGTACCAGGTAAATATTTTTTTACCCATAAGTGTTTACCTATACGGCTTGATTCTGATGTTGATGGTGATGATAATAAAATTGGGTTATATTTTTTAATATAATCCCAAAGTTGATGTCCGTCTGGCATCCAAGGGATACCAACCCAAAAACTAACTCCTATATTGTTATCAATTTGATTCCAAAATGCTCTTCGGCCGTTTTTAGCTTCATACTCACTTGGAGACATTCCGAAAAAATGATCAAAACGTGCTTCAAAATCAGCAATAACACCATCCATATCGCAATAAATTTGATATGATGTTATGCCTTCTTCTTCAATTAATTCTTTTAAATTTATCATAACTCTATTTGGTTGTAAATTTTGGGGTTTTTCTTACCATAATCTCTCATTAATATACCTGCTTTAGCATTTGCTTCATTTTCTACAGGAGAACCTGTTTCGCCGGAATGTGGAGATAATTTTTTTTCTTTCATTTGTTTAGCATGAACTAGTTCATGACCTAATGTTCTTAATATATCAGCTAAATTTCTTCCTCTAATTACAATAGAAATTTTATTAGTTTCGGGAACATATCCGCCAAAACTTTTATTAGCTTTAGTAAATCTAGAAGAATTTAAAACTTGAATTTTGGGAACATCATCTAACCCAAGTTGTTGGGAAGCAAAATTTACAAAATCTTTTAAGGTAAATAAAAAGTCGGGGGTATACTCTTTAAGAATATTTTCTTGTAAACGTTTTTTACTTAAATAATTTTTCCAATAATTTTCTTTCACAGATTTTAATTTTTGTAAGATTTGTCCTGAATTATTATTAAATACATATCCGTGTCCACCAGCCATTTCCCAATCAGCAACATTATCTTTTCTATCATCAATTAATATGTCACCATCCTGAGCATACTTCTTTTTTGCTGATTTATTATTTACAAATACAATTTCTTTTAAATAAGGAGATAAACCATTCTTTTTTAGCCAAGCTAATTTACCTTGTTTTGTTTCTTGTTTAGCACCTGCTGAAGATAATATAGATGGTTCTTTAGATTTTACAGCATTAAATAATTTCATGCCATCGGGAATTGGATTTAAGTTAGCCCACCATTCAACAGGATTTTTATTAATTTCATCCCAAATAGCTTTATTATCATCCTCAGCTACACCTAATTTTTTAGCAGTATCTTTTAATCCACCAAAGTAGTCAACTAATACCCCATCCATGTCAAAATATATATTAGCCATTACTTTAAAAATCCTTTTAATTTGGTTGCTAATTCATCAAATGCTACAAAATTAGCATCTTCAGTTCTATCTATAAGTTCTTTAATACGTGCTTCTATTTTTAATTTATCTTCATCAGAAATTAGAGCCCAAATTTTAGATTTTTCAAATAGTGATTCAACATCAGCTAAATCAAAACTTTTATTAGCACCCTCAGGGTCATTATCTATAAAAGCAAAATTATCAGCACCAAAAAGTTGTTCGTATTGTTCAGCATTTTTGATTACATCCTCCCAATTACGTAACACAATACCTGGGTCTAATGATCTATCTCTTTTAAGGTTACGAGATAAAGTGGTATATGGAGATGCATATAATAAAATCATCATTACATCATATCCTTGATTTTCTAATTTTGCTTTAGTTTCTGCTACTTTTTTATAGCTACCACCCGTAATATCTAAAATAACTGGTTTTTCACCAATTGCTTTTTCTAATTCAGATCTATATTGTTTTACCGCTTGTGCCTGAGCTTTAGCGGCTGCTGATAGTTGATCAGGTGTAAAATCCTTCATATCCATAGAACCTTGACCAACTTTAGCTAATTCGGGTTCGTAAAATTTATCAGGATTTAAAACATATTTTTGATATTCAGTAGGAATAACCGATTTAACAAATTGCGACTTGCCTGCATTAGATGGACCAGCAATTAATACTGCTTTTAAATCTTTTGGTGCTTCCTTAATTACTTTTAGTTTCATGATGCGTGAAGATAAATAAAAATTGGTGATCTCCCAAGGAGATACACCAATAAATATGCAAAATCACTTATTTATATAGGCAAATATGGCCGTTATTATCAATAAGAATGGCACTCATGTTTTCAACCCAATCACCACTATTTAAATATCGTTTACCATTAATTATTCTATCCTCAGGCTGATGTATGTGTCCACAAATAACTCCATTACATCCTTTCTTATGAGCCATTGATAGTGCGGTTGTTTCAAAATCATTTATATAATTAGTTGCTGCTTTTACACCACCTTTTATTTTTTGTGATATAGATTGGTATGGTAAATTTCTCCATTTGCGATATGTGTTATAAACTCTATTAAGCCATAACGCAAAGTCGTATCCAACTGCTCCAATTTTAGATAACCATTTATATTTGGTTATAAAAACATCCACAACATCTCCATGAAAAACATAATAATTTTCATTCCTATATACATCATTCTCCACCCAAATTTTTGTATTGATAATATAATCTTCTCTAATTTCAATTGACCCCAAATGGGTTCCGATAAAGTCTTGTATAAATTCGTCATGATTTCCTCTTATCCAAATTATTTGTGTTGTATTTGATAACCTTAATAACTTAGAAATAACTTTTGTATGTTGTTTTTTCCATTTTGTTCCTCTATTTAAAGCCCACCCATCAACAATATCTCCATTTAATATTAATAAATCAGTGGGATGTTTTTCTAAAAAATCTATAAATTCTTCTGCTTTAGAATCTTTAGTTCCTAAATGTAAATCTGAAACTATAATGGATTGATATCTCATTTCCAATAATTGTAATGTTGTTTAAAAAATTCTGGATTATTTCTATTAATATAACTTTTAATCATAATCCAAAACATATAACCAATGCCTTTTTTCTTAAAGCGTCTTGCTGATGTAAATACACCTTTTGTTCTGTGAATAAAAAATTTATTGGGTTTAACTTTAGAAGATAAAGAATAATCTTCGGCAAATAATTCATCTTCTTTATATCCACCTAATTCCCAATATTTTTGAGTGTTCCAATATTGAAAACCACCAACGGCAAATGGTGTTCCTAATTTTATACTTAAATTTTGAAATAAATCAAATAAACGAAATACCCAATTCCATCCTTTTTCAGTTATAAAGGGAACTGTTAGTAAATCTCCTTTAAAATCAGATATAATATCTAATACATTTTTAGCTAATAACATTATATCAGCATCTAAAAATAGTATATAAGGGGTATCCACTAATTTCGAACCTTCAAGGCGCGCTTTAGCTGGATACCCCCCTTTAATAATTTCTATCTTAATAGAATATTTGTAATCTATTTGAGATTTATATAACCAGTGTAATGATTCTTCATCATCTGAACTATCAGCAATAATAACTTTGGTATTTTTAATTTCTCTTTGCTTGCAAATAAATCCTAAACAATCGTATATGTTTATGCCTTCGTTTTTACAAGGAATTACTATTGTAAATTGATTATTATTCACATAAATAAATATGTTTAAATTATCTTAATAGTTGTTGGTAATGATTCAGTCATAGGTTTAGGATCGGGATTTTCTAATTTATAAATGTCGTATATGTTTAAAAACATTTTAAAATTATCATCAATGTTACCACAGTTTTTAAGTTGCCAGCCGTTTCCTTGGATTTTATCCTTAGAAGCGCCTCTAGTGGATGCTTTTAACCATATAATTCCGGTTTCCTCAATATGCTCGTTATGAGTTTCGTTCCATGCTTTAGCATACGCAGCTAATTGTAGATTGTATGAAGTATGAATTGAATTTGATGTTTTAATATCTAATAACCATAATTTATCTTGAAAACGACAAATAATATCTGTTGTTCCAGCATAACAATGTTCGTCTGAGAATAAATGATATTCAGTTGTTACTAATTCAGGCTTATATGTGTTCCAAAAATCAGCAAAGCGTAAAATCATTTTCCAAACTTCTAAATTATATCTAGCACTTCCATCAGGATTAATCCATTCTAATTCTTCACCAAGTAAAAATGCTTCAAGTGCGTTATGTACTTGAGTACCTTCGTTTGCTGCTTTGTTGGCAATAATCTCGCTGTTATGTCCTACATCTTTTAACCAGTTATGGAAAAATTGATTTTTAGGAAAGAAATTTAAAATAGACGTTACAGATGGATAGTACTTACCATTACGTCTGTAAAAACGTTGGTCTAATACATTTACTTGTTTGTTGTCTTGTGTGTATTCAACAACCCTTTTAATTTTTGGGTCATGAATAATGTTAGAATTTTTTTCTATCATGCTTGTGCTAGTTTGAGAGAAAAGAATGATGAAAAAGTAAGTGGAACTGATGTTTGAATCAATTTAGTAAAATTTTCAAAACCCATTTCACTGGGGTCTTTATCTTCTAATTCTACTATATACACTTCCTTTCCAGAATTCATAATTTCCTCGGATAATTTTAGAGTATTCTTTATAGCGTCTTTATCAAGTGCGATATAGACTTTTTTAACATCATTTGTAACAAGTTTCTGCATTAATTTTTTAGAAACATTCTTACCAAATAACGGGATAGCATTTCGTTTAATTGATATTGCATCGAATGGACCTTCACATAAAATAACAGGTACATTCCAATTTATTAAATTAGCAAAACCAATAAGTGTGTTTTTGTTTGAATGGGGTGCATCAAATTTTTTTCTAGGTTCTTTTTCAAAACTACGTCCTACAAAATATTCTAAACCACCATTCTCATTATAGGAGGGAATTATAACCATATTAGCATAACGACCTGATTCGCAATAACCAATATTATATTTAATAATGTCTTCTTTCTTTATTCCTCTATTTTTAAGGTATAAAGCAGCATGTTTAGCCATTATACTTTTAGGATTTGCCTCATACATTGAGATAAATTCCTTAGGTAATTCAATTTTAATTATTTCTTCCTTATCGTCTTTACGTTTTTCTGAAAAACCAAGTGCTGATTTTAATTCAAATATTTTTTCTTTATCAACCTTAATTTTTTTAAATAAACCTACTAATGTTTTTCCTTTAGCATCGCATACCCAACAATGCCATGGGTTTTCTCCTTTAGCATTGGGCACCATGTTTATTTCTAATTTCTTTTTATGGTGAGTACAGAACGGACATTTATAAGCATAGTTACCTCTAGCGGTAGGAGAACCTTTTCCTATTACGCTATCTAACAGTCCAACAAGTATTGAATTAACCATAATCTCAATATACGAAATTATTCTGTGGTAACAAAGTCTTTCTTGAAAAACTTTCCAAGAATGTTATCGTTATATGAAGTACTATCAAATAAGGCATTATGCAATATTTGACTTTCTAATTCGTAATATGTAAGTTGTTTTTTTGTTTTAGCGAACTTAAGTATTAATCGCTCAAATTTATCATCGCCTAATTTTTTTACATCAGCGAGTAATTCTTTAGATGAACCCCAATATGATTTCCATCCACTATCTACTTGATCTACTCGAGTAGTTGCTTTACGGCCGGGTCCTGTTTGTTCAGCAATTTCTTTTTTAGTAAGTTTTTTTTTCTTATTATGAAAAAATGCTTTTTTGCCTATATAATATTTACCTGTTTCTAGGTTAGTTATTTTATAGATAAAACCATATTCATCTGTTGAAAAATCTTCAGCGATAGCTATTTTAGAGCCATCGTCATTGTATAACCAATTTGACATAAAATTTATTTTAGGTATCGTACTTTATTATAAAAGTAGTATCAACCATGTTTGAAATAGGAATAGGTTGTGATAACTTTCCTACTAGTAATAATTCATTTACTTCATTATAAATACCTACTGTTGTTACATAAGGTCTAAATGAAGATCCAGTAGCAAAAGGTAGAATGTAATTACCACTACCTGAACCTATAGTTGGGTTTTGTGATAAGTTAAATTCATTTTCAGTTATATTACAACGTATTTCGTTTTCATAAACGATGTACGTGTTTTTAAAACTCATAACGAATGAACCTGTATGTACTGAATTTGTTGGCATTTATTATAAATATTAAATTTATTCTGGTGGTGTTTCTGAACAGTTAGGTCCATATCCTGCAGAGTAGTTTATGTCTATAGTATAATAAGAATTAGAGTCTATAAATATTCCATTAATATAAAAAGTAGAGGATAATCCAACATAACAATTATAATAGTAATTGAGTGGTGGTTGTCCATCTTGTGAAATGTTAACTGTAGTAGTGATATATCCAGGATCAGATAATGCTTCATTTACATAAGCAGTTATGTCAATAAATCCTGTTTGTGTTATATTATATACGCTAGAAGTTACTGCATTAAATGAAAGTAATTCATATACGTGAGTATTAGGATTAGTACTTTCAACAGTAGTTGATACGTTTGTTGTAGATGTGGTTTTTTGTGAGTTTACAATATTAATAGTTACTTGATTATATTGAGGAACAAGACAAGGGTCATAAGTTACAACACTTCCACTTCCTAATGGAGAAAAGCTAACTACATTTTGGTTTCCATAATAAGAACCAGAAGGTACTTTTGAAGATAATTTACAGTCTTCATATACTATAGTTCCACTTGCAATTAAATCAATGTAATCTGAAAATAAAGCACTTGGGTTAGTTGTGTTTGAGGCACTTATGTAAAATGTGATTAAACTTCCACTAGCACATCCACAAACATTATTATCAGCAGAACCTGTAGAATAACATACTAAATTCTGTTGTGTTACTTGAGCAGGTAAATTTAAAAGATAATTAATATCAAAATTTGTTATTCGGCAACCATTAGCATCGTAAGCATCCATTAACCAATTTGTAGATGATGTTAAACATGAATTTGGTGGTAAAGATGCTGTTGCAAATTCTCCAATAAGACTACTTGTAACATAATGACCTGTTTGGAAATCAGGACTTAAATATAAATAAACCATATACGGTGGAGTACCACCAACAAATGTTGCTTCAAATACAGGAGTTGCGGAAGCAGTAGCTATTATGAATGATGATGATTTAAATTCTGTAGGTTGGGTAATTGTATAAGGACCAAATATATGGTAACATCCTGTAGCACTATCAGAAGCAGTTAAATAATAATCACCTGCTGATAGGTTTGTAATATTAATATTTGTAGAGGTAAATCCACTTGGGCCATTCCATCTAGGATATAAACTTCCAGAACCTCCAGTTAATGTACCTCCAACAATTGAACCATTAGTACCATTGTAACATAAAACATTAGTTTGTGTTGCTCCGGAAAAACCAATAATGGTAAGAGCATCAACAACAATATTACTTGAAGTAGTAGCATTACATCCTGTACTATCACTTACAAATAAATTGTAAGTTCCAGCAGCTAAACCAGTAGGATCTTCTACAAATTTTACAAATGAAGAACCATTCCACCATCTATAATTATAAGTTCCTGATCCTCCACTTACATTAACTGCAATACCACCATTTGGGGTGCCAATATCACTAGGACAATCAGCTTCTACTGCTTGAACACTAACAACAATTGGAGGAGGAACTGTAATAACTTCTATTGATGAAGTAGTACAATTACTACCGTCTTTCCAAGTAACAGTATAACTACCACTATTTAATCCTGTAAATACATGAGAACCCCCTATTAAAGGAAAATATCCACTATTATAAGAACCAGATTGAATACTAGCTGAAAGTGTATTAATAGGATATCCACCAGTAGCACTAGCTGAAATCCAACCTGTACTTTGATTTAAACAAGTGTCTAAATGGCTTGAATTAGGAATTGTAGGTAACATTCTTGTATCAAGAGAATAAGACATTATAGTTCCTTCTACATCTTTAAGATAAATGTTAACATTATCATTAGTAGGAACAGATAAACTTACAATAGGATGATACAAAGCAGGACATCCATTAAATCCTGTCCAAGTTGAATTATTTAAAGACCAACTATAAGGAGGAGTACCTAAATCAAGTGAAAATGTAACTGATTGGCTTGCTACTTCATTAAAACATCCTGAAGTATAATGAATTAGTGATGAGGTAAATTTATTACTTTGCAAATATAAGCTACAAGTAGCTTTATTACTTACTATACCTTCAGTATTTTTTACCGTATATAATATTTTATAAGTACCAGGAGTAACTTGTAAATTATTTACACCACAATTAGTAATATGAATTTCACCTCCAACTACTGAAAATGAAGGAAAAGTATATCCATTTAGTGGGTAAGTCATTACTGTAGCATCATCTATATCTTTACAATCATCATAATCATTAAGTAAAATAGGTAATACTTTATCTTCAGCAACGTTTGATATATTATAACTATCGTTTCGTGCTATAGGATTAGATGGATAAAAACATAAATAATCTGGGTTTGTTATAATAGCAAAACCAGGAGAATAAACTATATTCCCAACATAAGTTCCATCTGCGTTTGCAGAGTAATAAGATTGTTGATATCTATCTGTTCCATCATAGAATGAACGTGTGGACAAATAATCATATAAATTTCCCTGCCCATCATCTCTAATATCATATGTCGAACTTGTAATAGCAAAAGTACTTGGTTTAATACCATTACCATAAATGTCTTGAGGGATTGAAATTACTCTTATTTTAGTTGGCTGTAAAATAGCATAACTTGCTGTATTATAATAATCTGTTCCGTATTTACCTCCTGATGCTGTGTAATTATTTAATATTTTTACTACAGCTCCGGCCATCGCTCCTGAAACAAGAGTTGTTTGGTCGTAGTTATCATAAGCTGAGGAGACAAAAAACATACCAGATTGAGAACCGGAAATATAGTTTTGATAATATAATTTCTGAATTGAATCAAAAATTAATCTTCTATAATATCCATTATCTTGAGTATCGTTTATTGGATCAAAAGCATTATAAACAGTACCACTTATAATGTACTGTGGATCATATTCACCAGTATAAACTACAATGTTCGAACTTGATAAAGACGAACTAGGGAACGTATATTGCTTGTTAGCAACATACGGCGCCTGAGTGGTATCCGATCCTTTTAATGTTTTGTATGCAAAACTCATTCATTAGAAATCTAACTTTACACGAATATATGCTTCCTTAGTAAAATCTTTTGGAAGCGGTTTTGACATTTTAGCTACTGCTAACAATTCATTGGTATCATTGTATAAACCTACAGTTGTAATATACGTTTGTGGGTTATTTACTAATGATGGGTATATAAATTGACCACTACCACTAATGATAGATGGGTTAGTTGAATAATTAAATTCTGAGTTGATTACTCTTACAAATACATAATCAGAAGTAATATTTTCTTCACTATTGATTTGGAATGAACCTGAATTTAAAGAACCAGAGATAGATTGAAATAATTTAGCTACTGATCCTGAAGGTCCTGTTAAATCACTATTATTAGTTGTTGTAACTTGAGAATCATAAGGTTGAATATTAACACCACCAGAAGCAAAAGGTAAAGCTAATGCTCTTGGGTTTAATAAAATTAAACCAACATCAGGTAAATACCAACCATAAGAACCAGATGGAGTATAACCAGCAGTAACACCAGGAGTATTACCATTAGTTGTAGTAATAGCAGTACCATTTGTACCACTTACTATATCATAAACTCTACCTGCACCGCAATAAGTAACTGTTGATACATTATTACTATTATTTGTTAATGTAATGGATCTACCAACTGTTGGTAATTGATTTGTTGTTTGTGTTCCATCTAATTCAGATAAATTTAAATTAAAAGTACCTAAAAATAAATGGTCTTTATAACGAGCTCTTTCGATATTAAGTACATATAAATCAACTGAACTTGTATTATTATTACCAAAGTTAAAATTTGTATTTTCATCTTCGTTAATCAACGTTCTATATTGTCCATAAGTTACTCTTGTAGGAGTATTATTAGGAACTAACACATTATAAGGAGCAGATCCTGAACTATCTACTCTACCATAAGCGATAGAAAATTGAATTTCAGAACTTGATGCTGAAAGTGCAGGATTATAATTATATACATTTATATAGTTAGCTGATCCTGTAGTAGTTCCACCAACCCCTGTTGATGAAGTGAAGAATTGTTTTAAAGTAGGAGTAAAGTTAGACCATAAAGTGGACGTAACTGAATCCGCACTTACTACAAAATCTTCAGGATTAAATTGTACGTAGCTCATATTTTATTATTGTGTTACTTTTGTGATTGTTACTGGAACTGTTAAACGAGCACCTGAATCTCTACCTGTTATAATTAATTGAGTATAAAGAGCAGTTGCTGATGAACCAAACAATGCGTTTACAGTAGTACCAGTCATATTAATTGTAGTACCAATTACTGTTTTACTTACGTTAGTTCCTATTGTTGTAGATGTATTTAAAGCGGTTACTTCCGGTGTATTAACACCCACACCAGTAAACTGAGATAGTGTTCTAACGTCACCTATAGTAGCTGTATAACCCGAAGACTCGAATGTAGTTGCAGCACCTAAATAGTTTAATGTTTGAGGTGTAATTGATAAAGTAGCACCTTGTTTTAAAGTGATTGAAGCATAACCAATATCAAGTACAGGTAATTTTGCTGTTCCACGAGGAGCAGTAAATAACTTATATTTCATAATTTGCGTCTCATCAGGGAATGCTTCAATGATTGGCATCGCCTCAATAGCTTCACCATAAAAAGCAGAGCCTGAAGGGTGATTTGGATTGTATAAAGTATAATCAATTTCATCGTCTGATAGCGCAAATTGAGTAATTCTAAAAGATCCGTTATTTTGCGCTAATAACTGTCTGCCTTTTGTTGTTAATATTGCATCTACTGTTACAGTAGTCGAATTTAAATATCCCATGTTTTATTGTTTACTATATATAAATATAATGTTTTTGAATTTCTAAATTAAGTTTTGTGCTTTAAGTTGTTTTACAATGTTACCTGCTTCATCTCTTAAGCTTGCAGGGGCATCCGCTGGTATAATTATACCATCTGAGGTTAAACCTGGTTGTTTTTGATAATTAAGTGTAATATTTGTTTCATCGGGAAGTTTTCTCATTATGATGAATTTATTAATTTGATGTGCAGTGTTATTATCTGCAGCAGTTGACCAGTCTTGACATGAACGAGGATCAACTTGATTATTAAATTCAATAGTCATAGGTTTCCCACCGTTTAAAATAGATGTTTGAGAAGGAATAAAAATATCTTTAACTTCTCTTTCAAAAGATTGATCAAATTGTCCACTTTCTTTATTATAAAATCTAAACAAGTCTCCTTTTTTAATACTATATACTTCTTCTATTCTTTCATAACCACCAGCAATAGCTGCTGAAGATTCAGATTGGAAAAATTCTCCATACCAGTAAGACATAGAAACAGAACCAGTTAAAACATTAAATGAACCTGTATCTCTTATAAAGAAAGCAGCCCCATTGTTATATCCCGGGTCTATAGCTCCTGATATAATATTAGTAATTGTAGAAGTAGATTGTGAAGTAATAGCATAGGCATTACCAGCACCACCATTGTAAAAACTTGAAGAACGAGGGAAACTTCCTACATTTACATATCCCTGATAAAATAAAGTACCACCATTATAACCATATCCGTTATTGGCATATATAGAAATTGCAGTTCCCTGAAAAGTAACTTCATAGGTATATGCAGGAATAGTAATTAGAGCTTCACCATAAAATTGTCCATAAGCATAAGCACCATCATCTTCTGTTATGCTAGATTTTGATACAAAGTTTGCTAATTTATAATTTGTAGAAACATTAATAAATGGTTGATCACCATATTGAGTTGTTGAAAATTTAGCAGAAAAATTAAGACTACCAGTAAAAGCAACATATACGTTTATTGCTTTATCAATATAAGTAGTTGCTAAATCTCCTGTTCTTTGTACTGAGAAAGTAGGATAAACTTGAGCATTTACATTAGTATATCCTCCAGGATAAGGATATGTTGTATATCCATAATTATATACACTAGATGTTATTCCCGGACTATTAGAAATAACACATACTGATGATGCTTGGGAAGCATTATACATTCCACCCTCACCAGCGGCAGGAATTGTTTGGACTACTGAGGCAGTAAGTGCGTAGCTTAATGTTGATTCACCATAAGGATTATATAATATAGGAGTATATCTAAATCCACCAGCATATATATTTTTTAAACCATCTAAGAAAATTTGATTTGATGGTTGTTGGTTGTTAAATAATGAAATAACGGCTTGTTGATCATTAAATATTTCTTGTATTGAAAATACGTTTTTATTTTGTTTTGTTAATTCAAGTACATTTGATTGAGCATCAATTAAATACTTTGTATAAACATTACTAATATAAGGAAGAGTTGAAGAAGTTATAGCCATACATGAACCTGTACCTACTACTTCTTTAAAGTAGGCAAAATAAATTGAATTTTTACTAATAACAGGTGAGCTACCATATGATATATCTCCAACAGAATAAGTGTTATATTGTCTTGCTATTAATTTAATACCATTATATCTTGAATCAATTAATGGTTTCATTGTATAGTTACTATCTTGAACGGGTGCGTTTAAGAATGAAGATGATTGTTGAGATAAAGATAATGCTAATTGAGAATCAGCTGGAGCAGAAGTTGAACCTGTTAAACCACCATCATATCTTTGAGTGATATAATAGTTGTTTACTGCTACGTTAGGATTAGATGAATAATCTACATCTAATTTTTTATTACTTTTTCTATCATTTTCTACTGTGTTTAATGTAGGTAAAAAAGGTAAAACAGAATAAGTAACAGCTGTTGGAACTTGATCTACAACAGGCATATCAAGAAAATCTAAGTTGTTAAGTTCCATTACCATACTTGAAGTAGGTAAATGGTAAACTGATATTTGGCTTCCACCATAAGTACCATTATATGGAGACATTTGGTCATTTACATTATAAACATAAATTCCCGAAGCAGTTGTAAACGTTGATGTTACAGAATTTGTAGTTGGAACATTTGGTGCTGCTGTTGTATAATTATAGTTAAATGTAATTCCATCTTCTTGATAACTATAACTAGCAGAAATTTTTTCCATTGGAATTGCCCCTGTATAATAACTTCCTGTGTAAAAGTCAGGTTCAAATCTCTGCATTTTAACTCTTTCAAGGATATGTGGACGAATTATAACTCCAGATGCTAAACTAGCACGTCCAGGAACCCAATCCTTAATCATTTTGAATAATGAGTTATCAAAATAACCTAATAAACGCATAATGTCTATTACGCTATATTTTTGAATATATTTTTTAAAATAGTAATTTCTTAATTGTGCAAGTCTTTGATAAAAAGTACTTCTTGCATCTAAAGGATCACCTATATAGTCATCAATATTCCAATATCCTAATTGATTGATAATATCATAATCAATAGAATTTTGTGGAGATAAACTTACATCTACATAAGGTAAATCTGGAGTAAAGGGATTTAATTGTGGTTGAGTAATGGTAATAAAAGGAGATAATGTACTTCCTGTTATTATATGTTGATCAACAACTCTTACCTTATCATTTACTGTAGTAATAGCTCCTACATTTGGTTCATTTAATAAAGCATAATAAGTAGTATCACCGGCACTACCAGAATTATTTACACCATATGATAAAGCAAATACATGATAACTTGTAGAACCAGTATAATAACTTCCACTATAGTAAGAACCATTATATTTAAAGGCACTTCCACTTAGTGTAAGATCATATCTATAAACTCCATACATATCAATATCGTAAGATGAAGGATTATATGGAATAATAAATGAAGCTGTTGTAGCTACTGTACCTGTAATTGCTGGATGTATTGATTGTAACACAGCTGCTGATGCAGTGTATGAGGCTGTTACATAATAAGCATTTCCATATGGATCTAAACCATAAGAACTACCGGTAAAGGCAAGTCCGTTAGGAACAGTCATTAAATCATTACCTAACGCTAAACGGAAAACTAAATCGTTATATGAATCGTCTGAACCTGAATATTCGTTATTTTGAATAGACATAGGGTTCAAAACGTGTTTATTAAATGATTCTAATCCTAATTCATTTCTCCAATATCTTAAATCTTGGAAAGAACCTGTAAAGGCAACTCCATTAGGTGCTAATACACCATTACTATTAGTACCACCTAAATAGGCGTCTAAAGGAATTAAAGAAGCAGATACTACAGGAGTAGGATTATAGTAGTTCCAAGAATTGTTATAAGAAGATGAAATAGCTCCCATAACATATATTGATGAAGATGCTTGGAAACCTACTGTTGAACCATCTTCACCTTGATAAATTGAATTTTTAGCTACTACCCAATAAGTGTTATCCGATATATTATCGGCAGCACCATTTTGTCTGTATAATAAAATACTCCACCATCCACTATTAAAAAATGGAAGATAAATAGGAGCACTGTAGCAATATCCTTGAGAACCAGACATTACTAATTTCATTAAACCATATTCTTGAAAATTACCCCCTAATCTTTGATTATAATATGGAGATGCAGGGGATGTAATAGTACCACTTACATAATTGTTATAAGATTGACTATAAGCAAGTTGAATACCAAATCTAAAGTTAGTATTAGCGCCTACTTGAAACACAGGTTCAATTATATCCGATGAAGGAATACCTGGTGTTTTTAATCTAAATTCAATAGCATCAGGCATTACATTAGGGTTACCTGTATCAATGAATTGAGCCATTGAAGGTAACCAAGGAACATTAATATTTCCGTATCCTTGAAAATCTGTTTGAAATGCAAAGCGTTCAAAATATTGTTGAACTTGAGCTGCATCTTTATTTACACCACCATATTCATCTATACGTAATAATGTAGGAGGAATACCAAAACAGTTCATTAATGCTCTTAAACCATTATAAGTACCTTTTGCTTTTAATAACAATGGTAAGTTATGGTATAAACGTTTATATCCTTCTGCTACTAAATCACTATCGGGAGTGGTTTGGTTAGAAGCAGTTACATAATTTGTAATTAATAATGAACCGGTTGATGGAATTAACGAACCAGAAGGAGTTACACCTAAGAAAGCAGTGTAAATATCTTCATTATTTCGGTTGTTACTATATAATTTAATTCCAAAAGACTGTAACGCTGTAGATACTAAATCTTTTGAAATACCGTGTACTAATCTGTTATCTGCAATTTGAATATCAGTAATTGCTTTAATGTACGTCCACAAATAATCATAATGTTGACCTAACATTGAAATAAATAACTGAATTATTGCATTTTGAGGGTCTGTTGTTACATAAGTAGGCATTGTATTCCAAACATAGTTTGGATTATTGCTGTCATAAACAGATGCACTTAATATTTGACCTCCATAGTAAGTAGAACCATATGTAGTATCACCAAACCAAGTTAAAGCAACTGGGTCTGATATTGGATATAATTGGTAAGGTTGGCTATTATTTATTTTAGGCCATGCAGAAGATGCAGAGGCATAATAAAGAAAATATTCGTAATTATCAAAATTTTTAATTACTTCATCAAGTTTTCCTTGTAATGAAAATTTACTTTCAGAAATATAAGGAACCGACCCTACAGAATTTAAAGTATTGATTTCTGCTTGGTAAGTTTCTATTAATGATAGTTTATATCTAAAATTTGTTAAACGTTCTTGAGCAGAGGAAAAATGTACAAAATTTTCAAAAGCAGTCCATGTTGTTGAACCAGAAGACATTTCATACTCAATATTAATTTCAGCACTTGTTTCATCAAATAATGATATTAATTGTTGTAATGAAGAAGTTACTTCTGTTGAACGTAATGATGCTAAGGTAATTGGAGGTGTTGATAAGTTTGGTTTTTCATCAACATCAATAGTAATATTTGGTCCTCTTAATTGATTAGATTCAATTACATTAATAAATTCTTGTTCAATTGTAACAGCGTAAGTAATAGGATCTGATATTTCTTCTACTAACCAAAAACTATCGTTTATGTTATAGTTTGAGGGTAAAGGTTCATATAACTTAATTAATAAAGTAGGAACCTGTGCTGTTTCGTAAGCAATATTTACACCAATTAAGGTATTATTATTACCAAAATTAAGTACAAAATCACTATAATAACTTCTTGAATTTACTTCATTAGACCACGCAATAAATGATGTTTGTAAATCATCTACAGATACAGAAAGAAGAACAACACGTAATTCTGTACGATCTGATGAAATGGTTTTAAGTAAAAATTTATTATTTGATGAACTTCCAAGTAATTTTCTATAAAAATAATAAATAGAATTTACAGTACCTTGATTTATTCCCTGTGCTTTAACATCAGTTTCAGGGGATAAGTTTAGCTTATTAAATGTAGTACTACCTTCATAGGTAAGTTCTACACTATAATTAGTAAAATTATAATTTGAAGCTAATAATTCATTTGAAGGAGAATAAACATAGTTTTCTATATAGTCAGTTTCTTTATAACCAAAGTTTTTAATTATAAAGACCGAGTTCAGTATACTATCATCTTTGGGAGTATATTCTTGATTCTCGGGAACCGCTACATAATTTATATCTTGAACACTTATGTTTTCCATTAACCTACACTATTTGTTGTCAAATCTAAAATTGTTTTATTTGCATCTAATAATTCTTGTCTTAATGAGTTAATCTCATCTAATAAAGAATTAATTTCGTTGTTTTGAGTTTCTGCTCCTATATATTCTGAACTTCTAGCTACTAAATATTCATGCGAATTAATATCTCCAGCTATTGGAATTTCATAAAATAAATTTTCATATGCTTCAAAAAATTCAGGTACAGTTATTGAAGAAGGAGTTGCAACAACTGGAGGGATTAATTGATTAAATTTTGTATCAATTATTTGAGGGTATAATCCTCTCCCATATACTTTTTTAGTTAATTGAACTTGTTGACTCATTATCTAACTAATTTAAAATAATAATCGGGGTTATCGACTGTTATTGTTTGGTCTCCAATAGTAGTTTGAATTAATATTTGATAATATCTTTCAGGTTCTAAACCATTCATATAAACATCAAAATAATTACAAGTTGGATTTGAGCTTAATTTTGTATATTGTAGATCAAAATCAACAACCATTTCCCCAGTAATTACATCTTTCAAAGCCCAACAACTTGCTGTAGGAAGTAATTTTGTATTTAAATATACGGACTGGGTTTGAAATGACCTAGGAGGATATTGATCTCTTGAGTAAACATTGAATCTATATACATCACGTGATGGAATTTCTGGCATTATATTACCTATTGTAGTAATAAATTGGTTATTACTAATAGTAGGGCTAGAACCAGAATCAAATACATGATCATCCCACTTAAAAGTTAATGAAGGAGGATATATAGTATGAGTATCCATTGAAAAATAACTTAATTGTTGGATACTTGCAGTATTAAATTCTTGACTTCCTGTATATCTAATAATAAATCCTTCATTACCAAAAGCTTCTGGATAAACACCCGGATGTAAACTATGACTATGCCATCTTTCTACTATTGGTTTAACTGGAAAAGTGATATCTTTATTAGAAATATAATTAAAACCTCTTACTGATACTGGATTAATAAACCAATTACCACCACCTCTTTGTCCTGGTATTCCGTTATCTGATGAAGTTACATTAGTTTGAAAACTTGAAGTCTGCCAAGCGGCATTTGAAGCGGAGGATAATCTATATGTCCAAGATACTCCATCCGTTGTTCTTGGTCTATCTGCTAATCTACCAGTACCCATTTCCCAAGATTGAGAAACAGCATTACATAATAATATATATGTTTGTGGTAAATTAGAAGCATTAGCTAAATACAATTGTAAATAAACATTCCAATCTTGATTGCGAGTAATACTTTGACTAATAATAGTATCAAGTAAAGGATCTATTTGACTTTGGGGAAATTTAATCAATGCTCTTGTTACAGAGGGAATAAAAGATAGATTAGAATTAACAATGTCTGGGTCATTGTATGTTGAAATTTCTAGAATTTCATCACGGCCCATGTTTTGGGTTAACTGTTCAGACCAAATAAATGCGTCTTTTTCGGAGAATATTTTAAAAACTGCCATAAGTATATTAATCCTATATAAATATACTTACTTGTTACTTTTTAGAAGTTTACTACTCTACCAGCAATATCTGTTGTTGGGTATTTAACTTCAAAGATGCTTGGATCTAATGAAGGATAAATAATTCCATTAATCGTAGCGGCTTTTATGTCGTACGCGTATTTTGAATAACCGGTTGTTTCACCAACTAAGTTATAAAAATTAACTTTTTGTACAGTTTGAACACCTTCTATAGTATCAAGTAAAGTATAAACGTTTGCAAGAATAATTGGTTGATTTATTTGCCAATTGTTTATATCGAAATATCTATTTAATTCTACTAAACAACTATTCAATACTGCTTTATTATTATAATTCGGTCTAACAATGATATCAAAATCTATACCAATGTTAATAATAAAGGCATCAAGAATATTGATAGCATCTGTTAACATTCTATATTCGCCTAAAAATGTTTTTAAATTTGCTTTTAATGCTGGGGTTGGTGGTTCAAGTTTATTTATATTATTTCTTGATAGAATATATAAATTTAAAGCAAATGGATTGTTTTGTAATGGTGCATAAGTATCTTGAGTAACTGCTTTATCTTGAGTAATATAAGCTTTTGATACAATACCATATTCAGGATCCAAAGAAAGTGCTCTAATTAAATAATCATCTTTAGTTACAGTACGTAATTGAGTTGGATACGATGCTAAAGTATTTAATCTTAAATCATCATCTGTATCTCCATCTCCACCACCTGTAGCTGCTACTTCATTATTAAAAACTAATGATTGATTAACCGTTGAGGAAATTGTTGGGTTTAAATTAGTTCCATAAAATGAAACAGTACCAGAAACAAATGTACCTAAAGTATTTGAAGGTACGTTTGATGCAACCCCACCTCCTGCTAAATAAGTAACAGTTAATGTAGTATTAGTAGGAGCAACACCATATGTTTTAGTGTACATAAAGTTTGATGGGTCATAAGCTGTAGTCATTCTATCTACTCCATAAGGTAAACCTATGCCCACATTTTCTGGGTTTGGAGTAATAAATTCATCAGCAGCATTTGAAATACCAGCACCAAATTGTAATTGTAAAGTATTATTAGTTAAATATCTACCTACAAAACGTCTTGGAACTTTTTGTAATTTTAATAAATAAGGAACTTGATTTCTATATTGATATAAATTTGGATCGTTTAATATTGTATTTTCTACAGGTGCAAAAATTGTTTCTTGTGCTAAATAAGGTACTTCATACCATTTATGTCCATCACTATCTACAGCATTAACAATACCTATAATTCTTTGATCTGCTATTTGTACAGTTGGAAATTTAACGGAAGCACCAAAACTAAAATCAACTGACTTTAATTCACCCGCTACAGCTATTGCTTGTTTTTTAACAAGATAATAATCTGGTTGGTTTAATTGATTTAATGAACGAACAGATAATTCAGTTGGGTTTGAAGATCCTGATTGAGTAAAATCAATTTTATTTTTAATGTAAAATTTAATTGAAGGATCACCTACATAAGCTAATTGAGCCCCTTGTTCAATAATTAAGGCATAATTCCAATCAGGAACAGTTTGTCCAAATATAATTGTTGAAGGTAAAATTTGATATACATCTACTACTACACTTGATGCAGCAGTAACTTTAGGGGCATAACCTCCTCTATAAGCAGCAGCAAGTAAACTTTTTCTTTGTTTTGCAAATTGAACAAAGTTTTCCTGCATTTGGTTATCAGCATAAAAAGATAAAACATCACCTACGTAAGAGGCTTGTTCAATAAACATCATACCAGGTGATGCTTCTGTAAAGTCATTATAAGATTCAGGATAATAAGTCCTAGCAAATGTTATTAATTGTTGCTTAAAGGTATCAAAATCTTTATTTATATATGATATTTTCTTACTGGATGGCATTTGGAGAAGTTAATGTATTATTTTGAAATGTTACTTGTATTTCATCTTGTATATTAGTTAACGCTATCGAATATCTAAAATATATTTGCAATGTATTTAAATCTTCAATAGGGGTAACATTAAATTTATCAATGATAATATTAGGAAAATAAGTTTTAATTTCTTGAACAACCATAGTTTCTAAACTACCTGCTGTTGAAGTTGTTATTTGTTCAAATATTAAACTTCTAATTCCTGAACCAAAGTTAGGATTAAAAATACGTTCTCTATTATCAGTTAATAAAAAATTTAAAAGATTAGATTTTGTAGCCGCTTGAGTTGAGTATGTAGAATTAATTCCAGTATAACCATCAAAAGGTAGAGAAATACCTACCCCCGTACTTGGTCTTTTATTACCATCTAAATTATTTCTAAATATATATCCGGCCATTATAATTTACCTTTTTCTTTTAAAGCACCCATCATTTTACTAAAATCGGGAACTGCGTTAATTTGAACTTGTGTTACATCGGATGCTGGTCTTGCTGTTTGTACCATTTGATCTACTGATTGTACTGTTGGAGCGCCACCACCACCAAAAGCACCCATCATTTCTGCTCGGTAGCTATTAATGGCACTTGAATCATAATTACCCATAGATGGCCATTCTTCATTTTGAGTAGTCATCTGAACACGGGTTTCATTTAATAGATCTAACATTGGATTTCCGGTTGTTTGAAAATCAGTATGTTTTTCTGGGCGACCTTCCATCAAATCTGAAATTGATGAACGTTTAGGTGCCACTTGTTTTGTGGGAGCTTTAATAGATTCGTTAAGGATAGTAGGTAATTCCTCACGGAGTGCCTTAGCTACCTCTTCTCGTATTAATTTTCTAAAAGTTGCGATGTTCATATATATAAATATTTACAAAAATATAATTTGTTTATTAGTTTTGATTTAATTCGTTCCAAGCATTTTCAAATTCTTGAGTTGTATAATTTCTTACTCCCTTCCAATTTCTAATTTCTGATTTAGTTAAACCATTAGCTTTTAATCTTTTAATAATACGTTTTAAACGTTTTAATCTACGCTTATCTCGTTTAGTTTGTTTTTGCTGCATGTTCTTAATAGGTTGTACCTGATTAAGAGCTTCATTAATATCAGATTGAGTTTGAGCTAATTCAGCATTTTGTTCAGCATTTGTTGGAATATCAAGTTGTGCATTTATAGCATCAGCTTCACTTGTTGTTGATGTTGTATTACTAACATTAGCATTAAGACCATTTTTATCAATTAAAAATTTAAGTTCATTATATATTAAATCTGTATTGGTTGAATATGTTAATTCTGATTTTAATATTAATACTCCTCTTTTATCAGTAACAATTCCATATCTTCTATTTAAAGCAATACCGGTATCTGTTACTTCTTCCTCTACTATAGTTAAATTGTATCCTTTATACGTAATAGTTTTACTTGTTGTTGGTTTTTTAGGTAATAAAGTTTGTAATTGAGTAAAGTTATTTTGAAGTAAAAGTGTTGCTTCTTTTAATTTTTGAGTAATAGGAAGATTTTTTGTTTTATCACATTTTTGTAAATTACCTAAAATATAAGTTAATAATTCAATCAATACATTAACACGAGCAATTACTCCAGATAATGCTCTAGTTAAGGCATTTAAAAAAGAAGTTGTTTGTTCAATATTACTTGCAGCTTGATCTGCTTTTTTATCTATAACTTCAGCTATATTACTTAAAGTAGAAGTAAGACCTGCTGTAGTCCACATGTTTGGAATAGGTAATTTACGAATATATTTGGCTAAAGTTTTAAATACTTGTACAATAGTATTTAAACTGTTTGCTATAGAGGCTAATTTACTTATATATGAATTTAATGTAGATAACGTTTTATTTAGTGATGTTACTGTTACTAATATAGAATTTAATGTTGGAATTAAATTTTTAGGATTAAGTATATCCTGTATTTTAGAAATAGCATTATTAGCACTAATTACTTTGAGTAAATCTGCTGGATTTTCTGCGTTAGCTATTCCATTTAATATATCTTTTAAATCACTAAATGTTTGAAATATTTTTCTAATATCCTGTTGAGGAAAATTACTAATATTATCAGGAACATTTTGGTTTATTCGTTTTAATGATTCAACTAATTTTGCTCCTCCAGGTAAAATTTTTAAAACAGATTCAGGAATATGTAAATTATTAACTAAATCTTTTACTTTTCTAATTGATTGAAGTGATTGGTCTACTGTAAGACCATTTCCTGCTGAGGTGCCATTATTACCAGATGTACTACTTACTCCTAATTGAGTTTTGGAAGGAGTAAAAAATGTACCACTACCTCCATAGTTAGAATTAGTATTAGAAATATTAGTAGGTTGAGGATTACCTGGGGTTGAGGTATTACTAGAACCAGAAGTATTAGGAATACCGGCTGGTGAAGCAATTGAATTTTGTTTTATAGGAAAATGAAGGACTTGCTCTTCAGTTTCTTGGATTTTATTAAGAATATCTTGAGCATTCTTTTTTAATGTATTAAACTGTGTTAACTGGTTAGAGCCTGAGGGTAGTGCTTGGGTTAAAAAGTATGATACTAAATTACACAAATCAATTTGAGAAACAGCATCAGCCTTTGTAATTCCTTTTTGTACAGTTATTTCACAATCTTTACCTACCGATATAGATTTATTAGCAGCATATTGTAAAAATGAACTAAAATTACCTTTAGCAAGTGTAGGAATATTAATAGGAGAAGGAATTGCAGATACTCTTGGTGGAATTGTTGTCGGAAATTTTGATATATCTGGTTTGTCAAAAGGGATTATTTCTATTTTACCTAAATCTCTTTTATTAACAGCGGCCTTTACTGTTGCTTCAGATAGTACTGTACCTTTAGTTGTTACAATTTTATTACTTTTTTTACTAGATGATGGCGTAGAAGATTTTTGTGTTGTCTTCTGTAAGTTTTGTAATGCACTTGCTCCAATTATTGCCATATATTATAAAGTAAAGTTGTTTTTAGATAATAATTGAGGAGTTCTTGTAGATAAATCTTGAATAGTTTTATATAAATCGGTGCCAGCTGTATTAACAGTTATCATAGGAGAACCTACAGGTACACCTGCTACTTTAGATAAAGCCATACCTATTTGAGATAAACTTGAATTTAAATCTTGCAAGTATGCTTGTAATCTAAATCCTTTAACTAATGGTTCTGTTGCATTTAAACCTAAATAAATTTTAGGTGAATTAATTATACATGAATCATCACTATCAAAATTAATAGTTCCTGCTGATGAAAATCCTATTGATTTATTAGCAAATAAAAATACAGAGTCATCCTTAGCATTAAATAATACTCTACCCGATGTTACTATTATCTGGTCACCGGTATAAGGAAAATCTGGTTGGTATGTTGCCATATTATACTGTTATATCTGCTAAATTAATTGTTTTTCCTTTAAAAGCCATTGTTCTGTTATAGTTTGTATCTTTACCTACTATAGCATATGGTCCTTGTTTTGCTTTGTCTGGGTGATATTCAAAATGCCATGTTTCTGATTTTACTGCTCTAATAAATCCGTATTTCCATCCATTTAATGCCATCCAAGGATATATATTAGTTAAAGCTGATGTAGAAGGGTTTACATCTGCAAATCCTCCTGTATTAATATCAGCTGCGATACCATCTCCATGTCTTGAAACATTTGGTGGTGCAGTGGCAGGATGAAAACAACTAGCTCCTGCTTTCATTCTTTGTTCTTCGGTAAACGCTCCACATTTACCAGTCCATCTATCAGCAGTTCTTAGTGAATATTGAGAAGTAAAGTTGACAGATTTACCTTTAGATGTTTTTCCTATTACATCTTTTAATGGAGGTCTATATCCACTATTTAATTGTATATTAACTCCATCTAATGAAGCTGCGGCAGCCATTACTGTAAAGGATTTAGCTGCTTCAATTTCTAAACATTGACTACCTAAATATATTAATGTTATTGGAATACCTTTATTTGTTGTCCAAGTACCTGGTATTACATCTAAACCAGATTTAGCAGCAGCTGCTTTAGCTGCTTCAATTTGAGCAGGAGTAAGTGTAGTACTTCCACCACCACCAGAGGCATTACCACTATTACTATTATCAGTTACAGCCGTTGCTAATATTTTAGTAACAGCTGATGGAATTGTAATAGGTGTAGGATTTTTATCCCAAAATTGAGATTCATCTTCTTCAATATATTCTGAATTATATGCTAATGGTAAAATTTCTTCACCTAACCAAGTTAACGGTCCTACTTTAGATTCAGGAATTGCTTGATATTTAGAAGAACCTGGGCCTGAAGAAGGTGTTTTTTCTGCAGTTGAATTAGCACTTGCTGTTGGTGAATTATTAGTTATACTTGAATTATTTACACCCGCGCTTGCACTTACAGAAGCGGATAATGGTGGTTTAATTATATTAAGTGGTGGATTAGATAACGATTGTGAGGTTGCTAATTCTAATTCACTATTATCAGATGTAATTAGTGCTCTATTTTGGGGTTGTACTACTACGTTTGGTATTTGTACTATTGAAGTAGATGAAGTTATGACAGTACCATATGATGCTAAATTTTTTGAGGCAAGAGTCATTTGAATCTCTTGTCCATTAGTTAAGTAAATAGATGAAGCATCACCATCTATACTTTCAAATATTGGAGTCCACTTTACAGCGGGAACATCTTTTGTTTGACCATTACGTATAATAGTAATAGGTTTAGTATTTGAACCATGATTACTCCAAGGACTTGTAACCGATTGAGATGGGAATCTTGAAGTATGTGATAAACGCATTGAATTACCAAAACGTCCTTCTACTATAACATCTCCTTCTACAGGAAATAAGTTTCTAATTTCAGGATTTTCTATAAATGTATTACCTAAAAATAAATCTTTAGGAGGATCATTTGGTTTTTTAACAATACCATCTTGGGTACTTTGATAACCAACTTGACTATTTGGAGATTGAGTAGCTCCTAAATATTGTAAATCAGGAAAACCATTATGGTGAACACTATTCCAAATACTAACACCACTAATATAATAATATTTTTGAGCGAGTTGATTTTCGTTCATTACATCTGTAGTAGATAAAATTAATACTACCTCATTAAGTAATGGTAAACGTCTAATATTAATATCTAATGGAGCAGCAACTAAATTTGCCTTATTAGGAGTATCAACTACTGATTTAAGGGGATGGAATGAAATATATGCTATTGAAGTATATCCTGAATTTAGAGCAAATAATGAATTTGGGTCTGTACTTGGTTGCAATATAATTTCCTTTACCCTTGCCGGGAAGAATTGGGCGGCTGATCCACCACCCCCACTCTTATTAGAGCTTGCTATGTCACCACCAAAATTAGGACTTAACGACATCTGTTTCTTTTATTTCAGTTTGTTTAACATTTGAACCTAAATCATCTAAACTTTTAAATAATAATTCTTTATCTGAATCACTTAATAATAAATCCTCATTAGCACCAGCATTCATCATGGCGCGTTGAACAATACCAGCCATTTTGATTAATGCTTCGTCGTTTTTAACGGCTATTTCCATATATTCCTTAATAAGGGGAACAATAAGCGTAGCATCACCCGGAGTTTCGATTAATGGTTTCAAACCCTGAATTAGAGCAGAAATTTGTTTTTCCTTATCCTTGGAGTTAGTGTATATTTCCTTAAGTAAGTCGGCGAATGTTTTATTCCCGAATAATGTTACTTGATTAAAATCCATGACGTTTTGACAATAAATATTGTCTTAATAAACTTTTAGTTAGTAAGTAACCTATCATGTTCAAGATATTGAGAAAGCAACTCTTTATATATAGTTTTTAACTTTTTAATTATCTTAGTAATCTGTGGTGTTGGTTGGTCTGTTATTTCTCTAATATAAATGTATATACCTTTTTTATTAAAAATATCTAAACTTTCGCGACGTCTAAATAATTCAACTACAGCATCTGCGGTTTTTGCGTCTTCATCTTTAGGAAAATATTTGTATAAATTTTTATCTATATGGCCTACAAATAAATCTATAAATTTATTTAACGGCATATTATTATGTTCCTCATTAACTAAATCAATGAATATTGTTTTATCTTCGTCTACGGCTTCCACATCAGCTTTTTCCTTTAACTTCTTATAGTTAGCGTTATTATATAAAATTAGATAACGCTTAGCAATTGTACCAAAATACGAGTATGCTTTACCCTTTTCTTGCTTATATAAGTGTAATTTTTCAAGTAAAAATGCTACTACTTCGTGTTTTAATTCATCAATAGTATTTACTTCCGTATAATAAAACTTAAAAGTATGGATGATATTTTCAGCCAACTTATGAAACGCGTAATTAATTCTTTCATTAAATATCTTATTTCGTTTTGCAGAATTTTTAGTTCTTAAATATTCTAAAATTGCTTCTTCAGTATCACTTGTAAAATACTGAATTGATTCTTTTGGTTTACGTTTACGCACAGTACCTCGTTTGGTAAGAGCAACGGTTTCATCTTTTAATAAATCGTCTAGTGGATTTTTTGCCATTCTTATTTTCTAATTTTATACACGTTTAGTGTTTCAGACATTTGTTTTAAACTATTAAAGAAAAATCCAACTTCATCATCGCTGGCAAATGTACCTTTATTATCAACTTCTTGAAGACGTTTAGTAATATCTTCTATTACGGCGTCTAAATTGTTAATATAGATATCTCTTTCTTCAATCATTCGTTCTAACTTTTCATTTTTAGTTAGTAAATTGTAGATAATATATGCTACTATTGATGCTATCCAAAGTACGATAGCTATTATTCCCCATGTCATATTATATATTTTTTAGTATGTTTGCTAAATTGTCGTTACCCATTGATTTCATTGCTTTTTGTTTTTGGGCTGATTGTCCTGATTTATTTAAGACAAATTCTTTCTTAGGAGGCTTACTTGTATTACCTTTTACTAATTTAGGTAACCATTCTACTTCATACTCAATGCGAGCAGCCATCATATCTGCTTGATGTAAAACATAAAGTAAAGATGAGCGTGGTTTAGTCTCAGGCATGTAAGATAGTAAGTAAGATTTGTTTGCATCGTCATACATTCCATCATGTGTTTTAATAGCAATGTATTCGTTTTCACTCATTGTAACACCAATTGAAAATAATAAGTGTAAACTTCTATCTGGAACAGACATATAAGTAATATTGGTATTGAACTTATATAGTTCACCTCTGTTTTTAATTTCCCAATCGTTGTCATTATCAAAAACTGATGGTTGGTCTAAAGTACCAAATTTACCTAAGTCATGGTTAATAGCAGAAAATACTAACTCTTCAGTTGTGTAAGTATTCATCATACCCATTTCTCTCCAAACTTGGTCTACTTTAAGAGCACATTCAACTACTCTAATTACGTGATCAACATAACCACCCGGAAAACAATTGTGATAAGCTTTTTTATGAGAAGCAGGAAGCAACACGAATCTATCTTCGTATTGCTTGTAAAAATTTAACAACTTATCCTTGCGTTCGCCAGTGATATGGTCGTTTATTATTTCTAGGAACGTGTCCCAGTTTTGTTGTATTTGTTCGGCTTGTAGCATAACGTATTTAATTATATCCAAATATACGTCCTACTATTTAGGTAACCAAATTAGTTCTTAATTAATTCTACTGCTTTAGATATTAATTCATCAATGTCATTTACTTTTACAAAAGTAAAATCATTAATCTTTCTACCACCAGCTCCTTTAATAGATTCTTCATGATTAGGATCCATATGGATACTAATAAATTTTTTATTTTCATCTATTTGAACAACTGGAAAAATATTAATGTTGAATTGTTTTGTGAAATCCTCAAATATTTGAGGGGTACTCATAGGAGTAAATATCTTAATATCCTTTATACTATGGATATGTTTTAATTCAAATAAAATTCTTTCCCCCATTTGACTTTTGTCTCTCATCAACACTATAACCAATTTTTCCATTTTTATTTAACCTTATAATGTGTTAAAAAGAGTTTCGTAGTCTGAGAGTTGTGTATTAAAATCTTCTTCAGTAGTTGAAATAAATGGAGAACTAGATTGAGAAATTTGAGAAACAAATTGTGCTATCTGTTGACTAACAGCAGGACCTGAACTGATTGAACCTGAAATTAGAGCAACATTTCTTATGTTGTAATTTTCATTGAATTGAACTCTCAAAATAATACCACCGTCAGTAACATTTTCTACATTAGATTTAATGTATTGACCACCAGGAGGAGGAGTAGTTCCTTCAGGTAAAGTAGTTGCTAAAAAAGATGATTTAAAAAATTGATATGGCATATATTTTTATTTTTAGTGAACGTATTGATATGGATAACCTGAGTAAGGTCCATTACCGGCACCAATACTAATATTAGATCCGGCACTATAAGGGCCAACACCCCAAGGTGCATAATTATAGAAAGTGGATGGAGACCAAGCTGTTGCTTGTCCAAAACCAGCATAATTAGTAACAGCGTAATAATATGAGTAAGATGAATTTTGGTAATAAGTTCCTCCATTATATGGTGCATAAGTTACAATCCCACTATAATATCCCTGAGGTTGATACCAGTTCATATTTGTGTTATAACTGTAATTTGCGTATGTATTAAAAGATCCAAATATAAGATAAACTCCAGCATACACATAAGTGGTATAATAACCACTACCATAAAATGGTTCTACGTTTCTTTCAGCAGTTGGTGTTTGGCTAGGATAACTATATCCTCTATAGGCCCAAGCTATAACTTTACCACCTCCATAATAATAAACATCAAAATAAGTAAAATATTGACCTTGTCTAGTTGATCTACCTAAACCGCTCCATGAACGATCTCCTTGAGCAGAACCTGACCATTCAGATAATCTTGTTGCCCATTGTGTTGCACTAAATGACATAATTTTACAATATTACTATTAATAAATATATCAATTTTTCATTTTTGATTTAAGTATTTTAGGAGAACCTACAAATTTAAGATGTGTATTACTCATATGCTGGAATCCATTAATATCTGTTAATTTTTTAATAATTTTAATAGGTTTATTATCTAACGGAATTAAATGAATTAAAGGATCACCAAAATTAATGTTTAATTGATATGGTTCATTTTTAAGAGGTAAAAACATATTAATATTCATCCCCGTTTGAGTTTTATAGTCTATAATACCTGGTACAATATGAATATTATTTTCTACAAGAGAAGGATTATGCCAAAAGGCACCAGTCCATAAAAATTTTCTATATGTTTTTGTCTTTAAAAATATTGGTGGAGTTAATTTATAATGGGCATAATTTTTAAAAACTCCATTTCTTTGTATGTAGGGATGATTAGATCCTTCACCGGAAGGTCCAATTTTTTCATCCGCAATAATTGATTCAACAACACCATCAGGACTTACTAATATTGTAATGTCACTCCATGCTTTAAAAATAATACCAGTCGATAAAATATCTTGAATAGCAGGACATTGTTTTACAGTAGAAATGGGTCTTTTAAATTTTTCAAATATAGGATTAGGAGTTAAAGGAATAACATCGTCAAATTTGATAGCCATATCTTTCCACCATTTAGGAACAGCTTTTTTTGCCTCTATAAGATCCCAAAAGTCATAAGTACTAGAAGCATAGGTTATTACTTCAATAACTCCATCATCTTTTTTAAATAAATCCTTAAAATTGTCTAGTATCGTCATGTTCAGTATTAATTAATGTTTGAATTTCTTCAAGTCTTTCTTTAATAGTTTCAACGATTTGTTTTGAAGATTGAGCATCTCCCATTGAAATAGCACTTCTTAAAACATTTAAAGTATTAACCGTTTGGTCTAACTTATCCGAAACTAGTTGTTTGTAACGCATTGTATTTGTTTTTTATTTTTATAATTAATTCTTTCCCTGTTTGCCAATGAATAACCTTAGGATCGTCTATAAAGGATTCGGTAACAAATATCCAATAAGGTATTTTAGTTTGTTTATCCATAATAACAATAATAGGGTAACTTTGAGTCATGTATTCTCTTTCTAAAATATCCCCTAAACGATCATCAATGGTTATATTGGTAAATGGTATTCCTTGTTCCCCTAGTTCCTTCTTCAGTTCCATACACGCTCCACACCCCGCTAGTGTAAATGTCACCACCTGTATCTCCCCCTTTTTCTTACCCCCTGTTTCCCTTAAACCCCCGGTCATAAATATAATAGTTTAAATTTGTATCTCCAAGTTTCTTCATTAAGAATTATAAGGAAATTCTGTGTTAAAGAAAAAAGTCATAAATAATCTTCCATCATTTAAATCATGTCCAAAATAATCTAATGATTGGTGCCATTGATCTGCTTTATATAATATTAATCTATTAAACACATTTCCAACCATAGTGTGCATATCCCATTTAGTTTTATCCCAACCATCATAATATAATAAACTTCTTAGGTCAACATTTATTTCTCCATTATCGAAATAAGGATGTGTTTGCCATCCTGTTAGTTTATGTCTAAATAATCCTGTACCTGAAGTAATAGGGGCATTTGGGGTTAAATATAAAACTCCAGCCCAATGTGTAGTATCATCTGTGTGAATCCAACTTACATCTCTTGATGTTGTGTATTGAAATGCTCCACTATATCCTCCACTTTCTATATTATCACCCCACCAAATTACTTCACCAGCGAAAGGTCTAACCACATCAGCAAGTTTTTGCATTATAGTTGATTTATAATCTGGAATTTGATCAGGTTTAGGACCTATGTTAAGATGATAATCAATATCTCTTAAAAATGAACGTGTACGATGGCCTGGATAATTTCCATCAATATTAAAATCTTGTTTTAAGGCAAATTCCCTTAATTCATAGGGTTTAGGGTAGAAATTATCTACTACAAATAAATTTATCATAATTTTTTAGCTATTATTGTTGACCAATCGTTAGGATCAAATTGTGTCGTATATCCCTTAATTTTAAAATAAGCATCCATGAATATATCATCATAATGTTTATGTTCAATTCTTATTTCTTCAACCTCAATTTTTTTAAGATCTATAGAGGCTAAAATATCAAAGTCGGCACCTTCGGTATCTATCTTAAGTAAATCAATTTTTGATATTTTAAAATAATCTATAAGCCAATTTAAAGATATAGTTGATACTATTTTTGTTTGAATATCTCCTGGTTTATAATTACCAAATTGACCTAAACTAAATCCAGTTCTAAATGGTTGTGTTGAACCCATCCCATCATAATCTCTTCTTTCAATTTCATTTAAATGGGCATAATGTTCTTTTGAAGCATATGTTAATCCTATGGTTGGGGTTTTATATAAACGTTGAGCAGTAACAGCTGCCTCTATTTTAGTTAAATTGTCATGTAAAGGTATTTTATCTAAATATTCTCCTATAGGATCAACCATATAACCTTTCCACCCTTGTTCTAATAATGGGTAAAGTGTATCAAAATAACAACAACCTATCTCAATGAATGTTTTCATTATATTTTTTTATTGAATTTCTAATATTAGTTACTTTTTCTACCTTATCTAACATCCCTAACTCAGTATAGATAGGAATAACCTCTTCATCAAACCAAAATATAAGTTCTTCTGCTTGTTCTTTTGATAATTTTTTAGTAATTAGATTATCTACACTACTATCGAATTCAATTACTTGTAGGAGGGAATCAACAGCCATGTCTAATGTTCCTGCTAAGGCTTGTTTGAATTGTAAATCTAAATCATCTTCCATAACTGTTATTTGATATAAATATATATAAAAGCAAAAACCCCTCAAATGAGGGGCAATGCTAAAATTAAAAATAAAGGATCAAAATTCTTAGTGTTTGAAACGGGGTGAAGCGAAACGTTGATTTCTCCTTCTTTCCATTTCCAAATATTGTTGTTTAGACATAACGATAATTACTTTTTCTCCTCTTATGTTAACCTTTGGTTTTTGATATGCTCTAGAAGGAAGCATAACCGGATAACGTGAAGGTAAATAATTAGGATGTCTTGAAGGTAATGTGTGTTGACTACAAGCTGTTAGACCAACCATTAATGCTACTACAATTAAAATATTTTTCATAATTATGGTTTTATATTGTATAAATATTGGACTTCACAGGCTGATAAAGGCTTACTGTATATACGAACAGTTTTTAAATTACCTATAAACTTTTTATGTCTACTTGTTTCTACTCCTGACATTCCAATTGCTATAGGAACAGATGTATTTGTAAAAGTAAAATTAGAGTATGTTGTATCTGATTTTTCTAAAATATTATCCACGTATAGAGAACGTTTATTAATAGCAGGGTTGTAAGTTACTACAATATGATGATAAACATTGTCGTTATAATCTTTATTTGATATTAAATTAGTAGTATAAACTTGTGCTCCGTGAACTGTAATTTTCCCACCATTAGACATTCCTATAGACCAATCATTTGCTATACCAAAAACATCTCTATCTACTATAAAAGTATAATCTGGAAATCCATAACTAGAATCTTTTTGAGTTGTTTTCATCCAAAATGAAACTGAAAAGTTTTGTAAGTCACCTGATAATGGGTTGCTAGTATATAAAGTATCTTTTGGATGGAATACTAGCTGTGCTGTGTCAATAGGACAGCTGTTAGTATTATTAGTTTGGTTTGGACCTATATAATAATATGTAGTTCCATTTATATCTGTTTTTTTACACGCTGCAAACAGAATAACAGCACTTAAAATAATTATAACCTTTTTCATATATTTTTTGTTTATTGATTTATTGATAATCCTTCAAATTTTAAAAGCGCGTTTGCAATATATATTTGCAATTTAACTAAGTCTTTTTTCTGTTGAATTTCTTCAATCATTTTTACCCTATCTTCTTCATTTATTTTACTTTCACTTAAGTAATCAAGGGCAATTTTTTTAGCGTCATCACAGGACTTAGCTGTGAATACTTTTTCCGCGATTTTAGTTAGTGTGGATTGGATGTTCATTTATTTAATTTTAATGGGTTAATTATTAGGCGTTAACAGTTTCTGCAGCTAATTCTCTTTCATATCTAGCAATTACATTATAAGCATCATCAATAGCTGACTGTAAATATGATTTTTTAACTTTATAATGTTCAAAGTGCTGTTCAGGACCTTTTTCCCATTTAGCTAAATCACAATAACCTTTTACTGTATATGTTTTACCACCTTTATTTTCAACCCACTCAAGGTGTGTAAATCTTTTTGTATCCCATCTACCAGCACCTGTAGTTAATTCACTTAATCTATTAGCATCCCTAGGAATAGTAATTGTATTATTAGCTAACATTTTTTCTTTAGCAAGTATAATTTCATCTCGTTCTATATTACGAAGTTCATTTTCTACTTTCCAAATATCGTTTTTAATATCACCATACATTTCATTTCTTTTAACTCTTAATTCGTCAAATAATTCTATAAGGGAAGTAAATGTAATAGATTGTTCTTGCATTGCATTAGCTAAGAATCCTAATATTTGTAAAATACCTAAATAACCATACTTATCTTCTAAATCAGTACTAGAGCTAAACCAGTTAAGTTCTGGCATTTGTTCTTCATCTCTATAGTTTTTGTTTCTACGAAGAGTAATATTACTTCTCCAATGATTATCATCACAAGTGAAATTAAAGCTATTACCATCTTTTGTAATGGTTACTTTCTTAGCAGCATCACTTAAACAATTACTCATAGTAATGTGTCTAAATTTCCACTCACTAATATACTCATTTTCTACACTTTGGTAACAATTCTCAATACCAACTAACTGATTTTTTAAATCTTCTAATTTGCTTATTAAAGCTTCTTTTACTACGTTTTGCATAACCTTTATTTTTATATTTTTTAATTTCCGTAAAATTACGACCTATTCTTCAGGTAACCAAATTGACTTTCTGATGTATTTAACAGCTATTCGATATTCGTTACTTTCATCATCCGTCATCATTCCTAACAACACATATATACGACATTCCTTTTCGTATAATTCATTAAACATCGGATGATCAGCATCCATACTCTGTAATGGTAATGTTTCAATAAACAAATCCACGGCTTCTTGTACTAATTGTTCGTTCATATCTTTAATTTCTTAATTTCCGTAAATCTACGACGAATAATTGAGGTAACCAAACAATTTTGCATAGATCTTGCAAAAGAGTTATAGAGCGTTAATAATGCGCGCTTTATACAATTTGACTACATTGCGTAGTCTTTTACTAAAATATGTAGGATTATTGTAATACGGCCATACAAATACCTGCTTCGGAATGGAGTTGATAATTAAATCCTTCTTCTAAGTATGCGTATATAGTCATTTTTTCTTCTTGCGTTAAGTTAAAGTCTTCAAATATTATGAATCCTGGAAGATACTTAGGATTAATAGCCATAATTAGGTTTGCATCTAAACCTTCAACGTCTAAATGTAACCAATCTATTTTTCCATTACATTCTTTTTCTATCAAATCGTTAATACTGATTGATGAACGTTTTGTAGCAGCAATTGGTTCGCGTTCCCAATAATCAATAACTCGCTTAACAACTGTATTAGTATAACCTTTACCACCTTCCCAAAACTCAACGTCGCTACCATCTGTAGTTACTAAATTGAATAATGTTTTAATGCCAATTTTACCTTTATAATTTTGATAAAGTTTATCATATTGTTTTCTACTACCTTCAACCAATACCATATCGGACATTACTTTAGTAGCTACAGGCACCCACTCACCAAATTCACCATCATGTGTTCCAATAACTAATCCTTTTGGTTTATGACTTTTATTAGCTATTGATTTACAATATAAAATAAGTGACTGATAGAATATAGAACCATCTACTACTGGTTCCCAATTGCGTTGGTAAACAAATTTATCTTTAGCATCATAAACAATTACGTTATTAATTTCACTTTCAGGATAAGTAGCCCACATAAGGCTACCCAATTTAGTAGTCCAAATTACTTCTTTAGATACTGCTCGTTGTATTTCAACTTTTAATGGTAATTGATCTGGTGTAAATGAATATTTTAAATCACCCGTTTCAATTTTAATTCCGTTGCTAAAATCTACTTTTATCATAAATGTCTGTATATAAAATCATCAATGTTTAAAGACCATAGGGCCATGCCTTCTTCTTTTATTTTTTCTTCTTCCCAATCCCACCATTGTATTTGCATTAACCCATCAATTTGAGCCTGTGTAAATCTGTATTTAACTACTTTACCTGGATTTCCAACTACAATAGCATATGGAGGAACGTCTTTAGCTACCGTAGCAGTAGAACCAATAATAGCACCATCTCCAATAGTAACACCTGACATGATAGTTGATTTGGCTCCAATCCAAACATCATTACCAACATTAATATT